ATCAACGAGTCTCAGGAGTTTCTTGACTGGCTGGATCTATATGACATAATGGCTGGCACAACCAGACGAGTAGCCTTGTCTGGAGCCTACAAAGCCCTTGACGCGACGCGAGTCGTGGGGATCTTTTAGGCGTATGTCAGGGAATACCCAGCGGCCTCAGCAGCCTCGAATGCTCCACCAGTGGCAACCGAGACACTGCTAGCCCCCCAACCACGAGGGGGTCAGGGTCCAGCGGCTCCCGAGGGTGCATCGGGTAAAAGGATCATCTCCGAATCAGAGATCAGAGACTTTTACGCGCGCGTACGGAAGAAACAGGTCTCCGCGGAAGAGTACGCAAGGTTTGACGCGGAGTTGGCAGTGGCATCGAGAGAAGGACGGGTACGACCCGATCGCTCCGACCACCACATTAATGGTAGATAGAAATTTCGAAGTAACCCTTCGGGACGGTTGAGAGAATGAGTTATCCAATTTCTGGTACGCCCTATTTAGGCAGTAATCCGACTCCGGCTTACTCGGGCGTTTTTATCCCGATCATCTGGTCGGGCAAGTTCGTGGAAAAGTTTTACGATGCGACCGTACTGGGCGCTATCGCGAGCACGGATTACGAGGGTGAGATCCGCAACTACGGTGACACCATCAACATCCGTACGCATCCGACCATCAATATCCAGGCGTATTCGGCGAACCAAGCACTCACAGTGCAGCGTCCGTCGAGCCCGCTGGTTCAGCTCCAGATCAATCAGGGCGCGTACTTCAATACGGTCCTCGATGATGTCATGGAGATCCAGGCGGACGTAGATCTGTTGAGCAACTGGGCGGACAACGCGTCCGAGCAGATGAAGGTCTATGTGGACACGGCGGTTCTGACGATCGACTCGATCGGCAATCTCGTCAGTGCTAACAACCTAGGAACAGCGGCCGGCCGCATTTCGGGTTCGTTCAATCTTGGCTACAGCGCGAACACCTTGGTGGCGGCTGCCACTTCGGGCGTTCCTCTGTCATTGGGTTCGGTAGCTGCCGGCACGGGGTCGGGCACTACAAACACTAATGCTCGCAAGATTCTGGACTTCATCATCGACACCGGATGCGTGCTCGACGAGCAGCGCGTTCCGGAAACTGGCCGTTGGATTGTTCTGCCGCCTTGGGCTGCAGCGATGGTCAAGCGTTCGGCTTTCCAGCAGGCGTATTTGACCGGTGACGCGGTTTCGATCGCGCGCAACGGGCGCCTCGGCATGATCGATCGCTTCACGGTGTACGTCAGCAACCTGCTCCCAGTGGGCAATGCTGCGAATGTCCGTGCGACGGGCACAGTGTATCCGGAGCTTGCGTCTGCTGCGAACGGCGGCGGCCTAGCAACGGGCGAGTACGCGGTGTACTTCGGCCATAGCTTAGGACTGACCTTCGCATCGCAGATGACAAAGGTTGAGACTCTGCGGAGTGAGACAACTTTCGGTACACTTATGCGAGGGCTCCAAGTGTGGGGATTTGCGGTCATCAATCCGACCCTCGTCGGGTATGCTGTTGTAATCAACTCAGGACTCTAATCTGAGTAGTTGACCTTCGGGGTTGACATGAAAGGGGCCTTCAGGTAAAACTAAGGCCCCTTTCTTATTGGAGTAGTCAGTGAAAAAGTGCTCAGCATGTAAAATCGAGAAACCGTTTTCAGAGTTTCACAAGCACGCAGCCCGCAAAGACGGCCATGCCAATGAATGCAAACAATGCAATAAAGCTTATATCATCGCTTGGAGGCAACGTCCTGAAGTTAAAGAAAAGGAACGAGCCCGTGGGAGGTCCGCCGCTCGTATTGAATACCGCCGAAAAAACGAAGAGACACCTAGGGGTAGAGCTTTAGTGATGGTTCAACATGCTAAGGCTAACTGTAGTTCTCATGGGCGTTCGTTGGAATTCGATTTGGATATCTCGGATGTTCAGCCGCAGCTGGAACTGGGCGTGTGCGCTAAGACCGGGTTGCCGTTTGACCTTACTATGGGAGATGGCCGTAAAGCTTATGGTCCGTCCATCGACCGGATTGATCCAACAAAAGGCTATATCAAGGGCAACATCCAAGTCGTTATCTGGGCTTACAACTCTGCTCGCGGATTCTGGGGCGATGAGGTATTATGGAAACTGGCTGCAGCCCTTGTAGCCCGCGGAGAGAATGCGCCCCATGGTAACTCAAGTCACGAAAACAGTTGATGACGCGATTCTGGAAGCGCAGTTTATGGTAAATGACGCGGTGCAACCGTACCGCAATCAGATCAGCACGCTAATGGAGTATCTGAACACGGCTCTGCGAGTAGTGTATGCGATTCGACCTGATGCTTATATAGGCAACTTTTCTTCTGGGATCATTTCGACTACGACAATCAATACGTACGCGGAAAGCGATCTGGGGCAGACGCCTCCGACGTCGTTCCCACTCGACGATAAACTGTTCTACTACCCCGTGGTGGCGTATATCGCAGCCCGCGTAGAACTAGCGGACGATGAATTTACTGAGACTTCCCGCTCTCAGCAATTGATGCAGAGCTTCGTGGCTCAGCTACAGGGAATATAAGCTATGCCAATTGTCACACTGGATGGTGGCCAATCGAGCGCAGCTCTAGGCGGCCAAGTAATTTCATACGTCGAACAGCTGGTCGCGATGCAGGTACCGGGCGCGCCCGATACACTGATCTCGGCGCAGCTGCAACTTGTCTTGCGCGAGTTTTATACCCGCAGTACAGGCTGGCGCTCTTATGTTGGTCCTTATAATGTATCGACTAACCCGTTGATTTATCTAAATCCCGTTGATCAGAATAGCTATATACAGTTTGTGCTACAGGCATACTTGTTTCCGTATGAGCATTCAGACTCGGCACAGCCGCTGCGCCCGTACCCGCGCATGCCAGTGGGCGGCACGCCACAGCCCCCCAGTGGCTATTATATGCAGGCACCAGACCAGTTGTTGCTGTATCCGATACCGGATAGGAGCTATGGCGAGATTCTGTTCGTATATGCGTCTCTGGTGCCTACAGCTACGAGTGTGATGCTACCTAATTACGCATACACACAGCATGTGGACGGCCTGCAGTACGGCACCATGGCGCGTCTGTTTGAAATGAAGAAGCGCCCATGGAGCGACAAAGAAGCGGCTGAGCGCTACCGCAAGATGTTCCGCATGGAGATCCTGATGGCGCGTGACATCGCCAATCGCGGCTATGGTCCGGCTGATACATCGTTCAAGTTTCCGCGGTTTGGACCGATAGGTATGTCTCAGATCTTGCCGAGGGCGACCGGGTGAGCGCTCCTACCGACTTCGTCTACAACAACGCTCGCTCGCTGTTCGCCACGGGCCAATTGGATTGGGAAACTGCGCCGATTGGTTGCGCGTTGCTCAATACTCTGTACATACCGTCCGTATCGGATGTCTTTTTGAGTACTGTCATAGCGTCGGGAGCTGTCATCATAACGGCGGATCTGACTTCGACAACACAGGTCAACGGCATATGCAGAGGCGTAATTCCGATATTCAATTCGTTAACTAATCCCGTGCCGGCTGCGGCCATGCTGTTGTACGAGGATACTGGCGATCCTGCTACTTCGACCCTGATCTATTACAGTTCGGGCGGTCCAGGTTTTCCGATGCTGTTGCAGGGTCTTAACTATTACATTGGATATGACGCACTCAACGGCGGCTGGTTTCAGGTGTAGCCATGGCATGCGACCCGAATTTCAGCAAGGTCGCGCTGCTGGTGCCGTGTGACACTGGCAATGACAGCAACGATTTCATCGACCTATCCAACAACGCATGGACTGTCAATGCGTATAACGCTTATATGTCAAACACGAACACACTGTTTGGCGCTGCAGCATCCCTCGATCTTACGCTTGGCATCCATCCTTATATTGGAGTCAGCTATCTAGCTAACAGCCCTCTCGATTTGGTCACGGCGCAAGCTGATTGGACAGTCGAAATGTGGGCGTACATTTCATCTGCTAGCACTGCATCCGAGGAGCTCTTTGATTTGAGTTGCGATTTTACGACGCTGTTTCAGGTAGGGATCGAATCGCTTCCTTCTCCTGTGTTCGTCACCACTCACTACGTGAGTGGTCCTTGGACACTGGGCGACCTGTCTAGCGCCGCTAATATCACAGTCGGAGCTTGGAACCACATCGCGGTAGTACGAGACGGCAGCAACTTGCGGCTGTTCTTGAATGGCGTGATGAGCGTTGGCACTATAATAGCGCCTATACCTGCGTTGCCCAGCAGCCCGGCGATGTATTTCGGCGCCGCCCCGGTCGTATTCAATCCAGGTTATTTCGCGCTGTACGACATCCGTGTCACAAATGGGATCGCCCGCTACACGGCAGATTTTACGCCCCCTACCGCGCCGTTCGGGCTGGCTTGTCCGCCTCCGCCATTCAATGCCTACGGCAAGTTTGTGCCTGCGCCTGTCTTCGAGGCTGTCATAATAGTATACTTACCGGACATTGAGCCCAAGGTTTGGCGCCCTATCGGGAATAGATACATGAGGTCGATCCAGTGAACATTACAGCAATTTTCCGACAGGGAGTTCTTGAGAACAAACGGTATGTGCTTGACTATACTCTGGATCTTGCAACTGGGGAAGTTATCACTGCCTTTGCGGTTCAGAGCATTACGACGATCCAGAACCAGTCGGATGCGAACTCCCCAACCCTCGTAGTGGACGATGTCTTGATAGGTCCCGGCGGCTTGCAGGTAATCTATTTTGTGAACAACGGGGTAATTAACGGCACTTATTTCGTATCGTTCTTAGCTACAACCAGCACTGGACAGATTCTAAATGATGTCGTGCAATATAACACCACGAGCTTCACCACATGAGTGAATATAATAATTTAGAGGAAAGGCGCGCTGGAAATCGTCGTAGCTTATAGTCGGAGGACTTATGTCGAATCTCATCCTTTTCGCTGACAACGCCACCTCCACACTGGCTTCCGCTATTACCAGTACGCAGACTACATGCACGGTAGCGGCTACCACAGGTGCACTGTTCTCCAATCCAGGCGCTGGCCAGATAGCTTATGGCACGTTCCAGGACGTGAGCGGCAATATCGAGATCGTGACTATCACAGCCCGCACAGGGGACACATTCACTATCGTGCGCGGTGCTGACGGCACTACACCTCTGGGCTTCGCCTCTGGTACGAGGTTTGAGCAACGCGTTACCGCGGGTATTTTACAAGCTTTCTTGCAAGGCAATGGTGGCGCCACTTTGTCGGGAACGACGACTCTTAGCGGTGTATTGAGCCTCGGGTCTGGCGGCAGTATTCAAGGTGGCGAATTCACTGGTGCCTTACGATCGGCGCCGGGCGTAACTAGCAACCAAATCGTAGTCCCGATTGGCAGTCCGGCTACGGCTTCTGGATCTGTTATACTCACGGCTGCTAACATCAGCAGCGAACTTAACGCGGGCTCATCACTAATTACCTCCGGTATGATCCTGCTCTGGAGCGGCTCCAGTGTCAGCGTACCGAGCGGCTTTCATATATGCGATGGCACAAACGGCACTCCGAATCTTGAAGACAAGTTCGTCTTGGGCGCAGGCGGAAGCCAGCCTTCGTCGGGTGGCAGCTTCACTGGCAATCTAGCGGTTAATTTCTCTGCCGACACGACTGATTCCACTGTGCTTACGACTGCCCAGATGCCTAGCCATGGCCACGAAACATGGCAAGCGCAGGCGTTTTTCACTGGCAACGCTGGCCCTGCCGGCGCTACTCGTACTGACGCCGGCTTCGGTGGCGGTTCGTATATCACGAGCAACGGGCAGTCAGGCGCGAATCCTATTATCCAACCCACTGGCGGAGGCATGGGCCATGTACACGGCCTGTCCCAGTTAAATGGATCGTTCGCATACTCCATAGTGCCGCCTTACATCGCCCTTTTTTATATCATGAAATTATAGGTGACTAGTGGGCAGCATTACCGCAGTAGCGATCCGACAACCTACATCTGATCCCGCTAATCACAAGGTTGTGCTGGGCCAGCTGAAAGAGGCATCAGAGACCGCATCGCGTCAGCGTGGTAATCCGAATGATTCTTACGCGCAAGCCGGCGAGTTGATAGCGTCTGGACATTACCAAATGAGGGACAACACTCTGCAGCCCGTACAGCCCGTGGCTCCTATTAGCACTGTTGCCACTTTGCCGAAGGCGCCTAATGTAGGTACACGCGCTGTCGTGACCGACGCGTCTTCGCCTACCTTCTTGGGGGCCCTTGTAGGAGGCGGTGCTATAGTTTGTCCGGCGCTGTTTACGGGCCCGGGCGGGTGGGTAGCAGGATGAGTCCGGATGTTTTAATATACTTAGAGAAAACAAGTGGTTGCACTTAGAATCGAGAACTTTGCCGGCATAGCGCCCCGCTGGTCGAATCGCTTGCTGCCTAAAAACGGCGCGGTGACTGCGGCTAATGCGAAACTCCTATCCGGGGAACTGCGAGGCTTACGTGAAACGCAGTTACTCTATGATTTTGGCCCTACTTTCTTAGACGCAGGTTCGAACACAACGGCGGCTGGCACCCCGGTTGCTCGCGCGTACCGTCTTCCTGCTACAGTAGGAGCACCGATTCCATTGCAGCCACTGGCCGATTTCTGGGTGGGGTTTCAAGATGCGTCAGTTGACTTTGTTCGCACCCCGGTATTGGAAGATTCCTTTGAACGTTATTACTGGAGCGGGGACACACTCCCGACAATCTATGCCGGCGCGCCGCAGTACAATACCCGAGCCCGCATACAAGCCGGTAGCCATAGCTTCCTACTCGGCATACCGACACCAATTGATGCTCCTACCGTCACACCTCCAGGTGGCACTACAGAGACGCGCTCTTACGTATACACATTTATTTCCGCGTACGGGGAAGAAGGGCCGCCTTCTCCACCCACGCTTGCTACGGGGGCCTCCTCCGGCACTTGGTCATTGTCTGGCATTGACGGCACGGTACCAAATCCTACCTACTACAACCTTGCTACTACCCGTATATATCGCACGATTGCAGGTATCTACTACTTCGTAGCTGACATCGCTTTCGGCACTACGACATACAACGACTCTATTCCTGATACAACTGTTGCGTTGAATTTTACGCTGCAGTCCCTGACATGGACGCCGCCGCCCGCGACGCTGCTCGGGATAACTCCACACCCCGGCGGCTTTTTAATGGGCTACAGCGGGCGCGATTTCTGGACATCAGTGCCATACCAGCCACATGCGTGGCCTATCGAACAGGTGCAAACCTGCCAGACTGAGATCGTAGGTATAGCAGTTGTCAATGGCGTCGTGGTTGTGACGACTACTTCGCATCCCTACTACGCTGAGGGTATGACGCCACAGGCCATCATTCTTCAGCGCATAGACTCTATTGATCCTTGTGTGAACCGGCGTAGTATGGTCACGACATTGCAAGGGGTGATGTATGCTTCGCCACAGGGCATTGTCCTGGCCACTCCCGGGAA